TAATGCCAGCACCACAAGATTTACAGCAAGCCAGATTGGCTATATGCGAAAGTTGTCCAGAACTAACTAACTTAAAACGCTGCCAACAATGCGGCTGTTTTATGTTGATTAAAACAAGATTAAGGGGAGCCCATTGCCCGTTAGGTAAATGGCCCACAATAGAAGAATGGATGACGAAGAATTCAAGCGGAGACTTAGTGAAGTAGCGGAATGGAAACTACCGGATACCCCACGGGATACAAGCCTAAACGCAAAAAAGAAAAGAGGAAGAAAAAGCAATGAAGACATTTATCAAGAACTTCACGAAGAGATTTTTCTCGAAGAGTTCGACGGAACCAATCCAACCTACCCCCCAATGCTTACCCGAGTCAAAAGATGTGCAACCACCTGCGACGATTGCGGAGACATCTGCCCCAATGGTAGAGAAACCGAAGCGAAGTTACAAGAAAAGAACGGCAAAAAAGCCTGGCGAAGAAAGTGCTTAACCTGCAATAAGTATCAAAATCCATTTAATGGAAAATATGAACTTACAGGCACAGCCGCTTCAATCAAGTTCAATGACTTTATGCGTGAAACCAAAGGCATTTACAAAACACAGGGCAATGCTCGCAGAGAGGCTGTGGCAGTTGTCCAAAAAGATAAAACTACTGTAGAAACAGACAGCGGAATCATCACATTTTACCGTGATTATAAACAAGAGAAATAAATAAATTTAGCAGGGACTTATTCCGTCTAATCCTGGAAGGTTGAGTGCTGTCACACTAAAGAGTTTCGCTATTGCCATTGTGAAACCGCCCTGTTAGAAACGCCCGCCTTGGGCGTTTCGCCTTTTATACACTCGCTCACATTTAACCCTGATTTTTGCTCTCTGAACTAAATATTAGTGACAGGCAAACAACTCCAGGCATTTATTGGCAAATCCATTTAGGCACTATCAACTGACACAAAAGGTTAGCCCGCCAGCGACAATTGGGCTGTGGAAAAACTGGGGTAATAACCAGACACGCAACACAATAAGACACCCCCGACGAGGAATTCGTCTATCCTGAAAAATTGGAAGTGGGTTAAGGATTATTGTAGTATGAATGTCAGCATACGAAAACACCGTGCTATAAACACCCAAAGCACTTGAGGAACGAGGCTTGGGACTATACTTCAGTATAGAGTCGTGATTGGTAGGAAAAGCACAGAGTCCATTAGCAAATACGGTGTATAATAAAAACCAATTTCCAAAAGTCTCGGCTGTGAAACTCACATAAAGACAAAAGGTGGAACCTGTAAAAAGGTTCCGTCTGACTGAAAAATCTACATAAAGTTTCTCTCTTTCATCACTTATCTCATTACTTCTGTGAAAGAAGAAAGCGAAGCGAAATACGAGTGAGCGGAAGCGAAATGAGTTGATGTCTTTAGACATCATTAGTAGTTGGCTTTAGTGTATATTTGTCCAAAATGTCTTAGAGATACAGATTGGACAACTTCTTGATTGACATAGCCACGGATTGAGCATATACTATGTGTGTAGTGAGAGACAGCACTATGTTTTTTAACCCAACACACGGAGTCATAAATGGCAACTATTTTTGAAACAATTTATTGTAAAGAATTACAGGGCACACAAGTCCAAATCAGTCGTAAAGATATGAATTGGACAGGCAGAGAACTACGCAACAATCGTTTTGAACACGAGAAGATTGATACTACGCCATATCTTCGTTTGCGTTTAACTGTGCCTTTTGAAGATATCCAACGCATTAGCGATTATGCGGATAATTTTTGGACTCAGCCCAGCAAAGCCAAAGCAGGCGATGTTAGATTGACTAACGCTCAACTCTATGAATATCAACTGCGTAAAGTCCTTGATGAAGCCATTGCCAAACTTGAGACAGATTGGCAGAAAACATTTGAACAAAAGTTATCCAAAATGGCTACCAAAACTGAAACCCAAACTGCATAATGGCAAAAACGGTGCTTGACAAGGGTGCCGTTTTCTCGTATAATATATACTTCAACAACACTTTTAGAGAGAAACTAAAATGACTGACTTACAAACACAACGCACTCACATCGTTGATTTCCTTGAAAATGTCCAAAGTGCCGATAGTTATTACATTGGCTCCGCAGAAGTTCATTGGATTCCAGGTCCGCAAGAGTGGATGCTTAAACTTGCCAACGGCGACACCGAATACCAAGGCAATGGCTGTGGCGATTTGATTGAGATGATTGACGACGAAGATATCGCTGACTTTTACGAAAGTGAAGAACTTGCTGACTACTATGCTGACGAGGTGGCAGAATGATGAAAGTTGAATGGAATACACCTAATGGTGAATATCACAGCACACTTCTTGATAACGAAGCCGCTTGGCTTTTGAAAAGCAGTTTGGAAGATGAGGGCTACCCAGTTGGCATTGAATCTATGAGTCGCTGGGAATGTCAAGAATATTACAAACAACAACTGGAGACAGCAGAATGACACAGATTGATGATATTGTAGTTTTGGACGACAACGAGACTTGGACCAGTTTTGGCGAAAGTTATGTTATGATTGGTGCTACCACTGAAGACAATGAGACTTTTGTTCCCGACAGCGGCCTAGTCATTTCTATCCGTGAGTTAGTGGCATTTTGGCAAGAGGCACACAAATGACTGAACAAGAAATCCGTGATACTGTTTGGCAAAGGCTTCGTGAAACCTTTAAAAATGTAAATGGTTATTTCCCCAACGACGAGCAACTACAGAAATTCTTTCACGAAGAAGTCAAACCTGTGGTTATCAAAATGATGGAAGAACAAGATGGACTCAAATGAACTCCGTGATTATGTTCGCGAACTCAACAAGCGTGAAGCCCACGAACACGAACTCCGAAGACAGCAGGCATTAAATAAAATAAAAGAACTGCGAAAGCAGTTAAAGGAGAAATCAGATGGCACTAATATACACCAGCGAATACCTGGGTGACAAGAACAAAAGAATAGCACAGGTTTTCAAACACTCTAACGGCACAGGTTATACCGTTCATTGTTTTGAAAGCACAGTAAAAGCAAATGAACACCAATTTCAAACTGAAAGCCAAGCAGACAATTTTGCAGAAGATTGGGTTCAAGAAGATACAGCCAGCGAGTGACTCCGTAGGTTGTGACAGCGGCTTGGGCTTCCCGTCCATTTCTCAGCATTTCCCCCCGTAATGTGCCGCGAAACGGGGGTTCCTTATGAATAAAATTATTGAACTACAATGGCACATTGTCTGTGGCAGTATGGAGATAGAAGAACTCCATCGCTATAAACGCATTACTAAATGGACAGCCCGCAATCAGCGTCACGCTCTGTTTATGACTATCAAACATCCAGATACAGAATTTTACAAAGGAGGATGGGGTCCTGAACTACTACACTTTTCAGACGACGGCCCTTATCGCGGCAAGGTAGGCAAGATTTACTGCACCTACGAGCGTTATAAACAAATAGCCGGTTGGTTCCTAACCAATATGTTTCCTGCCTAATTCATACCTATCTTTATTCACAATAATAAATAATACTATGCCCAGAACAGGAACTCGCCCTCATACTTGGAAAGTCCAAGGAGAACTAAATCACGAACAATACCTTGTTTGGCTTCAGATGAAAAGTCAGGCAATGTATCGTAAAGAAACCTTTGCTCTCACCTTTGAAGAGTTCCAAACACTTTGGCTGGGCAATTGGGAAAGAAAAGGCAGAGGTGTAAATGACTATTGTCTAACAAGAGAAGATCCCGAAGGTGCCTGGATATGGGGCAATGTATCCTGTATTTCTAGGCACGAACATTTTAAAAGAAGTGGCAGATACAAAAAGGAGAAACGGTTAAATGGCAAACAAAAACAACATCTGGGTAGTTAATTCTATCTCTACCAAACGCAGTCGTCACGGGGGCTTGATTGAAGAAATCGTATTCATTAATCTTGAAAGTCGTGAGCAGGTTAAGACTTACTTAGACCCTGAAAATCGCAACTATCATCTATGGAATACTGTATTGGCTAACAGAGATGTTGGGCAGATGGTTATGGGTGTTAAGACTGCTAAGAAAGCAGGCAAAACTGTAATCAACGCAGACAGCCAACCTGAAGTTTTTTGGCAGGGTCCTAAGGAAGAGTTAGCAGACACTCTGTCTGAGTATTGGGCAGTAAGCAAGCCAAATCAATACCAGAAGTTATTTGAATAGTTAAATATCTTTATGGACAATGAAGACTTTTTTAATACTGGATGGGACCCACACGATGCTCTTATCCAGTGCCAACAAAACATACAACAATGTGCCTTGGCAATAAATCACGGCACAGAAGTAATGAAAGACTTGGCACACAAATATAATCATCAACAGGAAGTAATCAGCCAACTAATGTTTCAGAACAAGAAACTACACAATATGGTTGAAAGTCTTCGCGTTCAGTTAGTCACAAACAATGTGGCAATTGAAGCCTTACGGGTCAAACAGCCCCAATAATTCACCGCTTTCAAACCATACTTAATAAATAATAGTATGGATGAAATACACGACAGCGGTGCCGTCACCTTAAAACCCTCTAAGAAACAACTCACAGAAGGCACGATTCTGGGCTACCCTATTGGTAGAGACAAGAAGATTGTGCCACCAGAAGAGGTGCAAAAACTTGCAGCCTTGGGGTGCAGTAATCGCGATATAGCCAACTTCTTTGGCATTGAAGAAACCAATGTTTCGAGACATTTTGCCGCCTTTATTACAAAAGGGCGTGAGGAACTAAAAATCACTCTACGCCGTGCTATGCTAGACAATGCCTGCCGTAATATGAATGCCGCAGTTCAAATCTTCTTAGCCAAGAACATATTAGGTATGAGCGATGTGCCCGTTAATGGTGATGACAAACAGCCATTACCCTGGAGCGATGAATGACATTGCTTACTTTAATTGTTTGTCTTGCTGTGGTAGGCGGTTTGTTTTTCGTAGCAATATATAAGGGCTGGTAATGCCCCTTTCTAAAGCACAAGACACCGTAGCCAATAGTAAGACACGCTTCCGTGTGGTAGTAGCGGGTCGTCGTTTTGGAAAAACCCACCTAAGTATTAGAGAACTTGCTTATCACGCTCGAGAGCCTGACAAAGAAGTGTGGTATGTTGCCCCTACTTACAAGATGGCACGACAAATTGTATGGAAGAAGTTAAAAAATAAACTACAAGATCTCAACTGGGTGGTAAAGACTAATGAAACTGAACTTACTATCAATCTTAAAAATGGTAGCACTATTGCCCTTAAGGGTGCTGATAATTACGATAGTCTGCGTGGTGTTGGGCTTGATTTCATTGTATTGGATGAGTTTGCAGACATTGACCCGCAAGCCTGGTATGAAACCCTCCGCCCTACCCTGTCAGACAAAAGAGGCAAAGCCCTGTTTATCGGAACGCCCAAAGGCATTGGCAACTGGGCTTATGAAATCTACCAAAACTCGCAAGATGATGACTCCAACTGGCAGTCATTCTCATACACTACACTAGACGGTGGCAATGTTCCTGAAGAGGAAATAGAACAAGCCCGTAAAGACTTAGATGAACGCACCTTCCGTCAAGAGTATATGGCTACCTTTGAGACATTCTCAGGTAGAATTTACTACGCATTTGATAGAGCACAGAATGTTCGTAAATACGAAGGTAATACTGCACTGACAGTCTATGTTGGTATGGACTTTAACATAGACCCTATGTCAGCGGTGGTTGCTGTCAGAGAAGGTGAAACCTTACATATCATAGATGAAGTAAGGATGTTTAGTTCTAATACACAAGAGATAGTAGATGAACTTAAACAACGCTTCTCCAAATCCAAAATCTGGGTATATCCTGACCCTGCTGGCAATCAACGCAAGACAAGTGCTGGAGGACAGACTGATATTACCATCCTGAACAATGCTGGTTTTGTTGTCAAAGCACCTCGTGTCCATACACCTGTGCGTGATAGAATAAACGCAGTCAATAGTCTTTTGTGCTCGTCTAATGGCGTTAGACGCCTTTATGTTGATCCCAAGTGTAAATATACAATAGAAGGTTTAGAACGACAAACCTACAAAGAAGGCAGCAGCCAGCCTGATAAAGAAAGTGGCTACGATCATATGAATGACGCCCTGGGTTATATGATTGATTATCTATTCCCAGTGCGTAGAGATATAGACCCTGAACTGCTGATACCACAGCGTTGGGGACACCGTGTGGTATAACAGAGGATTAACAAATGAATGTCATAGAAACATTATCAAACGAAGTAGCCCAACTGATTGGGGGCAACGACATATACCAATCATATCAATACCGTTGGAAATACCTATTAGAAAGTTATCTTGGCGGTGAAGAATATCGTAGGGCTAAACACCTAACACGCTATCAACTTGAGACTGATGCAGAATACAATGCTCGACTAAGAGCAACTCCTCTTGAAAATCACTGTCAGAGTGTTATTTCAGTGTATAACAGTTTCTTGTTCCGTGAAGAACCCGAGCGTGATTTCAGCAATAATGGTATGACATTTGAATTAGAAATGTTCCTGCGTGATGCTGATTTAGATGGACGCAGTCTCAATAACTTTATGAAAGATGTAGCAACCTGGAGTTCAGTGTTTGGACACACTTTCATAATGGTGACAAAGCCTAATGTAGGTGCTGCCACTCGTGCTGATGAAATAGCAGAAGGTGTTCGCCCGTATGTTTCATTGCTGACACCTATGGTTGTATTGGACTGGCAGTGGAAGAGAGCACCATCAGGACGCTATGAATTAGTGTATATCAAATATGTAGAAGACATCAATGGTGATGTTCGCACTATCAAAGAATGGACACCTCAACAGATTGTTACTTCAACAGTGAATACAGAAAAAGACATCATTGAAGAACAGATTGTTGAGGTTAATGGTTTAGGTAAGATCCCAGTAGTGATTGCCTACAATGGAAGAAGCATAGTAAGAGGCATTGGTGTTAGTGATATCACTGACATTGCTGATGCCCAACGCTTCATCTACAATGCCACCTGTGAATGCGAACAAAGCATCCGTCTTGACAGTCATCCAAGTTTGGTTAAAACTCCAGAGACACAAGCAGGCATTGGAGCAGGCAGTTTAATTCATATGCCAGAGAACTTGGATCCTGGACTTAAACCTTACCTACTCGAGTTCAGTGGTGCCAGTGTAGATAGCATTTACAAAGCCATTGAACACACTATTGCTGCCATAGACAAGATGGCTAACACCGGAGCAGTTCGTGCCACAGAAAGTCGCACAATGAGCGGTGTTGCTATGGAAACAGAATTCCAATTGTTAAATGCTCGCCTAAGTGAAAAAGCAGATAACCTTGAACTTGCCGAAGAACAAATGTGGCAATTATGGTTTGAGTATATGGGACAACAGTGGATGGGAGAAATCAACTATCCAGGCAGTTTCAACATCCGTGACACTGGTAAAGAAATAGAGCAACTACAGGTTGCTGCCAATACTAATCCATTGGATCCAAGAGTTAAAGCCGCCATTGATATGAAGATATTAGACTGGTTAGATTTAGATGAAGATGAATTAGCCGCTCTAAGAGATAGTCGTATAGTGTCATTGGATACCGTGCCTGAAGAAGATGAAGATTATCAGTTCGAACCGCACATTATGGTAGATCCTATAACAGGTGAAGAGCGTATGACACAGAGTCAAGAAGAGCATATCGTGCTTGCTAATCAAGGCTGGTATCATAAAAAAGACAGTGAATGAAACTGAAGTATAGTGAAGTAAAAACACATAGAGAACAGCAGTTAATAAAACAAAATAATTGTTGTGCTCTATGTGGAGATGTGGTAGTTGATGATGCTGTTTTAGATCACTGCCATAAGACAGGTAGATTGCGTAAAGTCTTACACCGCGGATGTAATAGTCTGTTAGGTAAGATAGAAAACAATATGCCAAGAAGTAAGATGACAATGAATAGACTGGAAGTATTTGCTGGACGACTCATAGAGTATATTAAAACACAGCACACAGATATCATTCATCCAACATACAAAACTAAAGAGGAGCGTAAAATGGGTAGAGGTCGTGGAAAAGGCAAGAAGCCACCAAAGCGTTGATTGGTATGCGTATTTCAAGAGTATTAGAGAACAATGCCCTTGGAGTTATGCTGCCTATTTAAAAGGTAAAATCAACATAGTTGAATACGAAGGCAAGCGATTACCTCTGGGTGATTACTCCGCTCGTATGTATATAATACAAGCACCTGATGCTACTGTGGTTTCAATAGCAGAAGGATTTGATTACGAGGACAAGGAATATGAATGGTTGTATTCCTATCCAGGATATGGTGAGTATGCTACACCCGTTTCAGTGCTAATCCAGCAGTGGCGGGCAGAGTTAAACGCCATAAGGAACCAAATAAAGGACTGATTTACACAGTCTTTAATAAATAAAGATATAACTTACTCATTAGGAGGCGATGTCACAATGTCAGACAATACATTGGCTACAAACGATTTGGTAACTGATACCGCAGGCGTTCAAAACTCTGAAAATCAGGCAACAGAAACAAAGTCTTACACACAGAAGGAAGTAGATGATATGATGGCAAGGATGAAATCCAGCCTTCATAAAAAACTGCTTAAACCTTATGAAGACTTGGGTGACCCGGATGAACTTCGTGCCCTTCGTGAAGAAGCCGCTAAGAAGCAACAACAGGAACAACTCAAGCGTGGTGAGTTTGAAAAAACTCTACAGGAAATTGTTTCTAAAAAGGA